TCCCTCTCCCACGGCATCATATTTTCAATTTCAGTCAAACTGTACTTATGATGATGCATTAATGAAAAATTAAGCGTAAAGTAATTAGCTAAACTATCCGAGGAAAGGGTTATACGAAAAAATTCTGTAAGCCTTCTAGTTTGGAAACATTATGCTTTCCGCACTTAGGGCAATCACATTCAATAGTTTGAACAATTTTTGGTGCCGTTACAAAGAACTGTTCCAGTTTATCAAATTGAGTCTTGGTTAAGGAGAATATAAATTCTTCTAATTCTTCTTTAGTCTGATCTGCAGCAGGCCAATAATCTTCATGGTTGTAAATTGCTTTAATACTTTTTAAAATAAGGTCAATAACTTTTTGGTTATCGTTAGAAGCAAAAATGTCTACAACATCATCAATGTTAGGGTAATTTAATTCAATACCTATTTCATTATTAATCATAATTTTATTAGAATGACCATCAGGTTTAACTACCTTAAGGTCTTCAATGTTAAAACTAGTATCAATCTTTTCCCCGCATTCGCAGTTAACAACTACATCGACCGTCTCACTTATGGATTTAGCCCTTAAGTTCATAAAAATGTATTCAATATCAAAGTGTGGTAGATCTTTAATTTTTAGAGACTCAAAGGTACATACGTCAACTAACTCTCTAATAATCCTAGCCACTTCGCTATTATCTGCCTCTGACATTGTCAGAAGTATCTTATGTTCTTTAACTAAGAACGGTCTAAATCTTACTTTTTCACCAGTAGATGGTAAATTCAATTCATAGGTAGGTGTGTCTAATTTTGGTAAAGCCATTTATATCCTCATTGTTAATTAACCTGATAGCCCATTCACGCCAAAGGCCATATCTTCATTTGTTGTACCTGGATCATATTGTCCTGTAGGTAGTGTGTTAAACAGTCTATTATCTTCTACGGGTATATCTGGAAACTGAATTTGTCTTGGTATATCCACAGGGTTAGTTTGAAACTCCCGATCAATATCTTTCCAATACCGGTACGCAAATAAAACATTAAGACGGTGCGTTTGGTTTTGAGCCGAGTTGTTTAGCTCTAAAAGATTTACGCTTCTAGGAAATGCTTCATACAAATCTAACTCATACGTAACGTTTTCTTGTTCGTCAAGCTGTCTTAATGTAATAGTTGAAATATAGTCTTCTTGAAACCCTACTAAACCTGAATCTGGGTCTACAACTGTAGCAGTCCATTCATCAAAGAATTTCTTAACCCTCATGTCTCTATCAACATGAAAGATTAATGAAATACCTTCACCACCATATTCTGCAGCAAACGGTCTTTGATAAGTTGGTCCAAAAATCTTAAACGATTTAGTCGAAATATTAACGGGAGGGAGGCTGGCCATTTCACAATACAAACTGACCGTTCCAGCATCTTGGCTATTTTGTCCAGCCATACCTGCAGGTGGGTTAATGAAGACTTCAAACCGGTTTACCCTTGCCAGGCTATCTTCTCTTACAGCCCCTATAAACTGAGTTAAATTGAAATTAGCTTTTGCCATTAATATTTCTTCCTGGAATCTCTCCAGACCTCTTGTTTGTTAGCTCCAACGAACCTCTCCACAGGGAGCTGGGAGGCTGTAACCCAATCTGGGTAATGTATCTTCAAAAATCTAGATTGAAGCTGATCATAAAGATAGTGCTTAACACAGGCTTTAATCGGGTCGTATCTAGAAGAAGCATTTAAAATTCTCCAGTTTAATTGGAGTCTTGTATTCTCTGTAACCGTACTATCATATGCTAAATCATGCATTGCTGCTAATAATTTAAATCTGACTGGGTATGGCAAGTAGTGTAGGTTTAGCCCGAAGAAACCACCCTCTACTCGTCTAAAGGGTAATACCAAAGGAAACATATCCCAATACGGTAACTTGTCTTTTAACTTAGCATCATAAAAGAACATATACATGTTACCAGGTACGATAGTTGTCGTCAATTCAGGTGCATTCGACATCAGCTGACTAGGTCTGACGTTTTTAAGATTCTTAACTTGAATCTGATACCAGTTAAGAGAGCGATCTACATCGCCCGCTTTCATTCTGATACTCTGAAAAGGGTTGACAGTGGTTACCATAATTATATTTATCTATTATATCCCAAGGTCTTTCTCGGTCAAAACCAGGAACTTCATACCTCTATCTACACAATATTCGTCAGCAGCTCTCCATTTTGATTGATTTACACCGTACTGGAATACCTCTTCAATAAACCGCTTTGTCTGCCTCTTAGGTATATCGGGTGGTTTAGTAAATTTTTCTGGTTTAATTTCTACTAAATATTTTGAAATTGACCCGTGTCTATCTTTTACCCTGATATAAAAATCAACAAAATAGCGGTGCACCTTATTATCAACAGGAGACTTATACGGTATGATCATAGTCTCAGACCCCCATTCAAGTACCGAGGGGTTATTATCACACCACTTCATAAATTTTAGCTCCCAAGATGAACGATAAATCACATCATGAATGTTACCTTTATACTTGGAGGGGTTGGCGACCCTGTAACGGCCTTTGTGAGTTGCTTTGTACATAACGGGATAAATATAATATAATCCAACTATTTATGGAAAAACAATGGCCGCAGATATAAAAAAAGAATATCTGGATAGATACAAGCAACAAGCTTCAGCATTATCCGGTGAAAAGCTTGATAAGAATAAGTTTAATGTTAACGTAACACAATACCCGTCTGATCTTCAATCAGCACCTAACTTACAACATTACGTTCTTTTTAATATTAACGTTAGAGGTAAGTCTAAGTTTAATGAGAAGAAAGTATTGTTTGAAACAAAAAGAGATCCAAATTCTGCAAACCTGAGCGCAGATCAACTTGCAAGTCCTGCAGTACGGGGTACCACATATGCAGCTGCTGGTGCAGCTGCTGGTGTTGCAGTAACATCATTAGTAAGTGGAGCTGCTGCCGCTTTCGGTAAAACAGGCGCGACTGCAAAGGTAGTATCTAAAGTTGCCGGTGGTGCATCTGGTGTCGCTGTTGGTGCAGCTATGGCTAATTCTGATATCTTAAAGAAAGATACTACATACAGAATTTCAGATGCAATCGCTCTTTATGTAGACGGCCCACCGACTGTTAAATACAGTATGAATTATGCTAATAAAGAACTGGGTACTTTACTGGGGGTGTTGAGTGGTAGTGTTCTTGATGGTCAAAGCGCTATGAAAGGTGCAGGTGAAACTGCTGCAGCTTTAGGGGCATCACTTGCTAAGCTACCCGGTGCGTTTGGTGCTGCAGATGTAGGTGCAGCACTCAGTGCTTCTTCAGGTACATCACTCAACCCTTTTAAAGAGACCGTTTTTGAATCTGTAGATTTTAGATCATTCTCATTTAAGTATAAATTTTTTCCTAAAAATAGATCCGAATCTGATGCTGTATATAATATTATAAACACATTTAAATTTCATATGCATCCGGAGATGTCAACAGGTAAGTTATTTTTTATATACCCGTCCGAATTTAACATTACATATTATTTTGGAAGTGAAGAAAATGATTACTTCCACAAATTTGCAACATGTGCATTAGAGAGTATGGATGTAAGTTATGGTGGTGAGCAATTTTCATCTTTTAGAGATGGCTCACCAACGGAGATAAACATGACTCTTACATTCCGTGAACTAGAAATTCTAACTAAGAACATGATACAGGACGGTTACTAATGTATTTCAAAAGCTTTCCCTATACCTACTACTCGTTAGATGATGCAAGCACAGTTCAATTAGTAACAAACATTACGAACCGTGTCGCTTTGTCCGAAGAAGTAAAGAATAATTTAAGTCTCTATGATGAGTATGATATTAAAGATGGGGAAACACCTGAGTTAGTCGCCGATAAATTTTATAATAATTCAGAACTTCACTGGTTAATCTTACACTATAATGAAATCATCGATCCAAGATTTGATTGGCCTTTGGATACAACCAACCTTAACAAGTACGCTACTTCAAAATACACTGATGTAAATGCTACCCATCATTTTGAAGATGAAAATGGCAACTACACTAATGGAAGTGCTTATATTATATCATCCGAAAGTTTTGATAATTTTAATGTAAATGATGCTATCGTTAATAATACCAATACCGGTGTAGGATACATTACAGAAAAGAACGATAGTTCTAATGTTAGAGTAACTATTACAACAGGTGGTTTTAAAACAGGTGATCAGATTTCTTTATCTTCTAATACAAACAACATCGCTGGTATTACCAGTACAGTACTTCTATCTGGAATCCCTATTTCAAATTTTGCTTATGAAGACGGGGTTAATGAGACCAAGCGTAGAATTAAGATACTAAAAGCATCTTACGTTGATGCGGTTGTAAATGACTTTAAAAAGAAGTTAGGTGAATAATGACTG